TTACTTCATCGCCTGTGCGAGCTTCTTGATCAGATCTTCGCCGAACTCATACCGCAACAGATACTCGATGGTCTTTTCCTCCAGACCAGCAACTTCCTGCACGGTGTCAACAGCCTCCTGCACGTCCGGCGTGCCGTCCGGGACAAATGTGCGGCACTGCGGTGCGGTGATGCTCGGAACCTTGCGAACAGCGTCATACCCGATTGTAAAGCCTGCCTGCTGGAGCGATCTCATCTTGATATAGTTAGTGGCGTCCTTTGTAATGACGTCGCACTCGTAGGTCTTGCCGTTGAGCAGGACCTTTTTCTTTTCTACCACTTCGTCGTCCTCCTTCTTCGGTTCGGGTTCAACCGGCTCGGTCAGCCGCGCCTTGAACTTACGCCACAGGCTTTCATCACGCACCCACGGCTCCGGGCAGTCCTTGCCCGTTACGTCATAATGGCGCACAACATGATCCACGTCGATGCCGTACTTGTCCATCAGCCAGCGCACCAGCTCAACCGTGCGGTCTACCGTCTGAGCGGTAATGACATACTTGCCGTTTACCTTGTCCGAGCACATCTCCACGCCCAAGCTGTTGCGGTTCATACAGATATTGTGCAGCGGGTGATGCGAGCTTTCCAACGGACCGCCGCAGTGCCATGCACCGTCTGTATCGCGGACAGACTGCACAACGCTGTGCTCATCGACAAAATAATGCGCCGATGCCTGCAAGCCGCTGTTGTTGTGGAAATACTGCGCATTATTCATGGCGGTATCACCGTTACCGGCCGTATAGTGTACGACAATATACTTGATACTGTTGCCGCCTCGGCCAGAATAGAAATTGCTCGAGTCAGCCTGCAGAAACGGAATATCCATCATAGCGCACCTCACTTTTCAAGCGGCGCGGTGTACGACTTAGCGCGATCCGAGTCCGTCAGGCCGCTGGTAGTCGGGTCGTTAAGCGCCGACCAGACGTTGCAGGCGATCAAAAACAGGCAGTACGGATTCGCAGCCGTTGCCTTGATGATCTGCCACACGCCCGCCCAGGTGGTCATGTCCGCGGCGGTCAGACCGGCATAGGCCAGAGCCGTTGCAAACGCGCCAAGGGCGATCTGCGCCCAGAACACCGGGTTCTTGATTCTGATTTTCCAGTTCATACTTTGCCTCCTATCTCGTGATATGGTCGATACCGATACCCTCTAAAAACTGCTCATAGTCGCGCTGTGTTTTCTGTATGGCGGCAAGGCCCTGCTCGACCTCGCCGTTGCAGTGTCCGCGCTTGAGTGCCATCGCTACACCGACCGTCAGTTTGCAGTTCGCGTCGATCATCGCCAGCTGCAGACGGCCTTCCTTGGCTCGCTGCTCGGCGCGGCGATTGACGCGCTCCTGCTCCTCCTTCTCACGCTTCTCACGTTTGCTGGCCTGAGAAGCGATGGCCGCACAGACGATCGCACAAAAGCCCGTGAGTGCGGCGCAAATCACTTCTGTCATAGATAACCTCCGTTATTACAGCCCCAGCAGACGCTTATCCTCTACGCTCAGCAGTTCCGGTACGCCGGTCTGCACGCTGCGCCAGTGCTTGTACTGGGCGCGGGCCAGTGCGTTGTGCTTGAGGCCGTGCGCGTTGTCGTACTGGTCCAGCTGTACGCCAATATCGCCGGGATACTTCTTGATGGTTGCATAGTTCTTGATGTAAATGTTGTTCGGATACATAACTTTTTGTCCTTTCTGGGCGATTGCCCTATCGCAAGTGTAAAAATTCCAGCTTTTTTTGTCTGTTAGTCAAAGATCTTGTGTAATCGGTCCTCGACCCAGACGGCCACCGCCGACAGCGCGGCCCACGCCAGCGTAAACTGCGGGCACACCTGCCCCATGATATTGCCGGGCACGCCGGAGTAGTCCCATACATCCAGACCGAGCCAGACGTTAAGCACCAGACCGGCCAGCAGCTCCAGCACGGTGCAGATCACAGCGCCCTGTGCCATCTGCAAGATGATCGGCGGTCGCTGCTGGATCTCATTCAGCAGGCCAACGGCCACAAAGCACACGCCGCCGAGGATACCCATAGACCAGTGCGTGTAGCCGCGCCATGCGATCTCGATCAGCATATACATCACGCCGCCGATCACCGCGAACAGCAGGTGCTCAAGCACAGACTTAGGTGTAATTCCACGCAACGGCAAGCACCTCCTCTGCCGTCGCAGCATTGCGGAGATCCACCTCTGCTGCCTGCTGGATGCTCACGCGCGGCTCAACGTAGGCTGCAATCGCCAGTGCCAGCGCACACAGATCGGCATACTGCCAGACCGTACACTCATCGCCGGTCGAGTTCCAACGCAGCTCACGTTCCACGCCCGAAGACTGCGCAACCTGCTGCACCGCCAGCGCCGATGTAAGCTGTGCCTGCTTTTCCGACGTTACAGCATACTTCTTACCATCCGTCCATGTCAGTGGATTTTCGGACAGCCATGCAGCGAGGTCAGTCTTGCTGTCTGCGATACGCTGCTCACGCAGATCATCAACCGAGGTCAGCGGTGTGCCATACAGCTCCTCACCGACGGCCTGCAACAGCAGTGCGTCAGCCTGTGCGGCTACACGCTCCTGCAAGTCCGCGCCATCGGCAACCTCGGTGACATACTCGTCATACTCCCACTGCGTGTTTCCGTCTGCGCCTGTGGTTTCAACCGGATTCAGGCAAAACCTTACCCACGCGCGTCCCGGCTTGTTCGGCATACTGTTCGCCGTGATTTTCTCCGGCTTGTTGTCGCCGTGTACCTTCATTTAGATCACTCCTTTCTTATGGCTCGCACAGGAGACGCGCGGAAACGTTCGAGTAAGAACCCGATGAAGAGGTGCTCGCATTGAAGCTCAACAGACCTGCATACGTACCTTCGTTCCAGTCGCCACCAACACACAACACGCGCCAGTCGGGGTCCGAATACGCATAATCCGGGACGTATGTTGTTTCCGAGCCGCCAGACGTTTTCGGAATGAGCAGACCATTGTCGGTAACGGTCAAGTCCTTAATCCAACCGCTTGCGGGCAGCGTGCCAATATTGGTATAACCGGTTGCTGTATCGTCCGCGTACTTGCTCGGGTCGGTACAGTAGTAAGCCGCTGTACCGTTGGCGTTAAAGCCGTCTACCCACTGGTACACGTTGCCCCAGAGGTTTTCAATACCTCTGTATTGAACATTGCCCCATGCACTATTTCCATACGTAGTTTCACAACCTGTATGATAAACCATTGCATCAGTTTTTCCTGATGGTGCTGAGTTGCCGTACTTGTACGCATATCCATTGCCTATTTTGCTTTGTGCGTTCCAATCCGCAAACTCAACAATGTACAAAAAGATAATTGCGCAATATGTTGCGAAATCGTACAAGTGCCACTTGTTGCCGTTTTTCTTAGCGTTGCTGCATGCGGTTGTGCGAGTGATATTTACAGTAGACGTAACACCGGATTTACTTCCGGGAATAGTGTATCTTCCCACATACTTTCCACTGCCCGGATGTTTCGTCATTCCAGTCTTGGGCTTATCCGACACATAGAAATACTGCTTCGTACCGTTACGTTTCGCCGCAACATAGAACTCCGGAATAAACACCATGGTAAAGTTATTAGAACGTGAGAACTTGCTGTCACCTTTCCATGCTGTTACAGCGCCCGCATTGTTCAGATTGCACTCTTTCATGCCGCTCCATGGCATAAAGCTGTCAAAAGGACTCGAACCTGCACCCGTACCAACCGCCGGAACCGGCTCAGTCGTTACGCTCTTAGTTACCAATCCGTAAGGGTCGGTTTCCGGTGTTAAGCGCATCAGTGCCGTACTGCTGTTGGACGTGTCCCAACAAACGCCGAACACGTTAGCGTAACTCAGCGTCAGCGCCTTGCTCTGACCACTGGCTGTAATGCTTACCGTACCCTCTGCGGTCTGGTCACCCTTTGTTGCCTTAATTGCCCAAGTACCCGCCTTACCGACGGTAAACACAGCCGTACCGGTGCTCGTCTTGGTCAATACCGTACTGCCGAGCGTCGCAGTAACAGTCGAACCGCTGTCCACGGTTACGGTAATCGTGGACTGGAATTTCTCAAGATTGACACTCAGCGCCGTATAATAAGCCTTGGTTGTAACCTCGGTTGTATACGTCACGCCGTCCAGCACGCACGACAACGTGTAGGTAGTGTTAATGCCGAGCACGCTTACAGTTGCCATCTTGCTGCTGTCTACCGTGCCGGTGTAGGTTTCCCCGCCGCCCTTGAGCGTCCACGCCTGACCGACAAAATCACTTGCAAACGTCAGCGTAATGCGACTGCCGCCGGATGCAGGCGCGTCTACCTCGCCCACGGCGTCATTTGCCGTAAAGCCGACATACTTTCCCTTCTTGCCCTTGATTTTATCCTGTTTCTTGGCAAACTGTGCAGAATGTGCACTTGTGCTCGTGTTATGCGCGGACACCGCATTTGCAGCCGTGCCGGTCGGGTCAGCGCCAACGTCACCGGCACCCAGTGCATCTACTTTCTTTTCAAGCGCTGCTGTCGCTCCTGCTTTTTCTGCACCGAGGTCGGCAGCGGTCAGACTTCCGTCCTTGACAACCTTTTTCACTTCTGCTGCAAGTTCAGCGGTCTTTACGCGGGCTGCAACTTCGTTGTCCACCTTATCCCAGTTGCCGTTTAACGCCTGTTCGATGTTAAACGTGCTTGCGCCGTCTGCCGCTGGATCATACTTAAACAGCTCCAAATTTTTGGTTTTTGTACTCAATATATCACTCCTCAGAAGGCAAAATCGCCGATACGGTGCATTTGCAGCTCATCGACCGTCATAGCAGACACCTCGCGCACTAGCAGCCAGCGCCACAAATACTCGACCGCCAGATGACATGGCACAGTCTGCTCAATCGCATCCCTAAGTGCCGCCAGCGCTGTGCTGTCAGGCATACCATACGCGCCGACAAACGTCAGCAGGATCACACCCTTCGCAAAGCCGACGCTGATCTCGCCGTTCTTCCAACTGTCGCACACGCGCTGAATCAAATCAACGTCGCACTTGCCCGAGCCGCGCCACCGTGCAATCAGCGCCGTGCGGCGCTCCTCCAGCGTGCCGGTGGACGGCAATCCGGCGTCGCGCTCCTCGATGGCAAGCGCCCACGTCATACTGCCGGGGAACAGCTGCTGCGTAATGTCGAGCATCTGCTCGCGCTGCGTGTCGTCGAGCGACTGGATTGCGGCAAGCAGGTCGCACACCCACTTGTCCGTGCGGTACGCCACCGGCAGGCTTTTCCGCATATTGTCAAACTCAGCCATAGGTAATTGTCACCTCTCCGAGAACCGGACACTCACGTTCCGCGATTGCAATATTTACGATGCCGCCGGACACTTTCAGCCCGGCATAGTCAATTACGCCCGGCGTGTCCATGATGGCCGCACCGATCTGTGCATAGCTGACATAATCCTGTGTGAAGACCGTGCTCGCCAGATAGGCCGCAACGCTCTCCTTGATGCCGGATGTCAGGATGTCCTCGGTTACGGTGTCCGATTTGGACACCGTGCAGCTGACCGTGATGGCCTTGCCGGTCGCGGCAGTAACAAAGCACTGTGCGCCGATGGGCGCCTGTCCGCGGCCTGCGCCCTCGCTGTCGGGGTCGATGAAGTCCTGTACCGACTTCACGAGCGCAGGCGATGCAGGCTGACCGGCGTTGTCCGCGATTACGACATCGACCGTGTTGACACCCTGCACCCGCGGGAACACCTTGACATGACCGACACCGGCCACCTCAAGCGCCCACTGCACATAGTGGTACACGTTGCCGCTCGTCGCAGGCGTGCGCAGCACGACCAGATAGCGCGCGTAATACTCGCTGTCCGACTCCTCGGCATAACCGCCGCCAATCGGTTCAGGGTTATCACACGAGGCAATGCCCTGCACTGCCACCGGCATCTGCGTCACGCTGTGCGCGGGCAGATTGCCTGCCGTGCCGTCCACCGTGCAGGTGACCGGTACAGTACCCTCGCCCTCAATGGCTACGGTCTCTGTCGCATAATACTGAACACCGCCGCCGGACTCAAACAGCGTGCCCTGCTCGACCGTGCCTGTGCCGGTGACGGTCAGGCTGCCGTGCGCAAAGGTCGCGGCCTTGCGCTCCAGACCGGAACGCGGATAGATGTAACGGTCAAGAGCGCTGTCGTGCAGGTTTTCCGGGTCAAGCTGCTGTCTGGCCTCGTCGATGGCATCGTCCGTGCCCTCCATGCGGAGCGACACCGCCGCCAGCAGGTCATAGGTTGGGAAACCGATGGTTTTCTGATAGCTTTCCGGCATTGCCGCAAGCATCTCGTCTAAAATCTCACTCGCTGACATACGTCGTCACCTCCTCACTCTCTCCGCTGTGCAGCCGGACCGTGAAGCGGACCTCCACGCCGCGCCGCACGCGCGTAAACTTAAAACTGTCAAGTGACCGGATGGCCGGGCAGAACGCGGCGGTCTCCCGCACGTTACGCTCAATCTCGGCAAAAATCCAGCCCTCCGGCACGCGCCGGTCAAGGCTGACCGCCTCCACGCCCGGCTGGGTCGTGCCGCTCGTCCGGTAGATCGGGATTGCACCCGGTTTCTGACGCAGCATCAGCTCAAGCCACTGCTTGACCGCCTCCACGCCCTGCCGCTCGACCAGAGCGCCGTCGATCAGCTGGAAACTGCCCGACCTGCCGTCCTCATGGAACACAAACTCCGGAGAGCGCCCAATGCTCTCCGCGACCTGCGCGGGCAGCTCCTCCGGAATGACCGGAAAAACTTCTGCCATTTTGCACCTCCCTACAAAGCATCTAAAACCAGCAGCTCACTGCCTTGCAGAATGGCTGCCGCCTGATTGCCGACTTTCCACTCTTTCGCCCGAGCAGTCGCGGTCATAATCAGGCCATCTCCCGTGCTGAACTGAAATTCCTTGCTTACCACAGAAAAAATCAACTTGGGCGTTACCTGCAAGACCTCGGCACGATACCAGCCTTTGGGTAGGCTCTTTGCCGCTTTTCTCGCGGTGTTCTTGATGGCCAAAGCCATCTCTGTATCCCATGCCACTGGCACGCACTCCTTTCCACATCTTCCACAGTGTTATCCACAAGCATACAATATCTTGTGTTATCCCCACGGAGTACAGAAACCGGACACCTCGCCATAGCTGCGCGTTACGCGCTTGACGCTGTTGGTGCAGTTGCCCTCCACCGTCTCAAACGACGATGCTCCGGCAGATATTACAATGCCGATGTGACGGTCGCCCTGAATCATCAGGTCACCCGCCTTGGGCTTGTAACTGCCTGCCGCTCTGTACTTGCCGCGAGACTTGAAATAGCTGCTCATATCGCCAACGTAGCCGTAGCTTGTCGGGATTGGTGCGCCAGACTTGTACGCACACCAGCAAACAAAATAAACACACCAGGCAACGCCGTTGTGACCTGCCCACTGGCCGTACTTGTTGATGTCCTTGCCGGACTCCTTGTAACCGACCTCGCCCAGTGCCGTATTGACAAACGACACCGCACTGCCCGAGCTGCCGCCCGAGCCGCCGATGATCGCAGAGCCGTTTTTACGTCCCCAGCGATTACACTCGGCGTTGCTGCTCATCAGCAGGTCAAAGTGGTACACGCCGTTCTCAATCTGGATGGCGCCGCCGCGGTCGTTGACCGTGTAGGTCGTGCCGTCAAGACTTGTGCCGGTGTCACGGACGGTAATTTTCGTACCGAACGGCACAGACGGCGGTGCGGCGCAGGTGTGCTTGCTTGGGTCGAGCCTGTTGCCCTGCGCGTCCAAATATCCGCCCTCCAGCGCATTGTTAGCCGGATAGTAGGCGGTAAACAGCGCCTTGACAATGGTGCCGCCCGAGCCGCCGTCACTGCCGCCGGACAGATCCGGCAGGCCGAACACCTGCACCTTGTCCGTGCTGGCGGCCTTGATGGCTGCCGTGTCAGTCTTGCCCTCGGCGGCGGCTCGCACCTGCTCGAGCGCCGTGATTTCGAGCGCCATCGTGTGTCCTGCACCGCCGTAGTGATGCTCCACGCGCGTAATGCGGAAGTTGCCCTTGATGCCAAACGCCGGAGAGTTAAACCGCAGCACCACGCCGCTTGTCACCTCATCACATCCCCAAATCTCGGAGATGGAGCGGGTCTGCCCTACCTTGTCGGCATTTTTCAGCAGATTTTTCACCATCTGCCCAAGCACAGCCGTGCCGGGATTTTCCGTGACCGTTTCGATATGCTGCATAAAGCCGTAGCGCTTGATAGACGCCGCGTTGCTGGCCTGTGCGCCGATGTACGCCTTGCCGTCGTCCTCGGCGGCAATGACAACAGCGTTGTAGGTGTCCTCAATGCTGTCCTCGCCGCTCACCTTCCCGAGCGCCCATGTGATGTCAAATGCGGCGATATTTTTCGCCGGCTTGTGGTACGCCTTGATAGGCGCTGTCGGCAGCGCCTCGACCTGCAGACCGCTGTCGTCCACGCGGTGGCGGTACTGCTTGCCGGTCGCAGACGTGCAGGTGTTCAGCACATCGCTGATAATGTCAGCGGGCGTACTGCCGGTCCACAGCTGCGTGATCTTGGTCGGCAGGCTGCACACCTTGCCGACTGTCACGCCCGCCTTGGCACACGCCTTGCGGATGACCTGATCGGCCGCAAGGTTGTTGACCTGCAGCACGATTTCCGACTTGTTGAGATACCACCCGCGGTCGTAGGCCGTAACACCGCCGTCCAGCGTCACCGTGATGATAACGCCGGAAAAGACCGTTTTGTCCTGATTGGTCACGCGCACCTTATCGCCCGGCGCGAGCGCCAGCTTGGGTGTGTACTTGTCCCACGGCGAGATAAACGTCTTAAACGTCAGCTCCGCCGCCAGCGTGTCAAGGTCGTCCGTCAGCGTCATGTCACTCGCAAACGCGGTGATGTCGCGCGGCTGTGCGCCGTCGCGGTACAGCACCAGCTTGTGGTCATCGACATATCCTGCCGCCATCGGCACACCTCCTCATGTCATGTGATAAATCTGTATTCTGTCACGGCAATGCTGTACTCCAGATCGCCGTTGCGACGCACAGTGACGTCAAAGCTGTCCACCGTCACCGGCATGTTAAGCCGTGCCGCGCCCTTGCTGTCGAGCACGATCAGCCGGAACGGCACCTTCTTGTCGCGCCATCGGCTCAGAAAATCGACATACGCCCAACCATCTGCAGATGCCTCGGACGGCATGAACGAGTACCGGCGTACCGGCAGCAGCGCCGTCCACTCCATGTGCCGCAGACCGAGCGTACCGATGCGGCGATAGTCTCGGCTCAGCCCTTCGTAGGTCTCGTGGTGCTGCTCCGGCTGTGGAATCGGGAAATCCGGCGGACAGTGCGGCAGCGTCCAAACCTCTTCATTGTTGTTTACGCTGAAAATAATCTTGTACACTTACCGCACCTCCTTATGTGTTGCCGAGCGCCGCCAGCACCTTGCGGCCGACGTACTCACCGACCTGTTCGGTATACTCACGGTTGCCGATCACGTTGCCCTGGATGTTGACGTTGACCGTCACGCTCCGACCGCCTGCCGCCTTGACAGACACATCATGCGGGATGATCTGCGTGCCGCTCGGCAGGTTCATAATTTCACCGCCGCGCTCGTTGACGCGGGTCAGACCGCCGCGCCAGTAGGGCGTACCCATGGCGTTGCCGTCCAGATGATCGGCAACCCACGACACGGCGCTCTTGCCGCCCTTGTAGATGGAGCCGAGAATCGGCACACTCTCGATCTTCTGGTTAAGCCACGAGAAGAAGCCCGCGACCTTTTCCTTAGCAGCCGAGAACGCATTTACAATACTGTCCCTGATGCCGCCGAACGCTGTTTTTATGCTGTTCCATACCTCTCCGGCCTTGGCCTTTACGGTATCCCAGTTCTTATACAGCGCCACACCTGCGGCCACAACAGCTGCCAGGCCGAGCACGATCCAGCCGATTGGCGTTGCTACAAATGCAGCATTCAGTGCCCACTGGGCGGCCGTCAGAGCGGCAGTCGCACCGGTTGCCACGCCGGATGCGACTGCACTTGCCACCATGCCGACCTTGTTGGCAACCATCATGGCGGTGTTGTGGATCCACGCAGCAGATTCTGCGCCCTTGGCGGTCACCAGCTTCCACACGGTCTTTATAAATCCGCCGATCGTCTGTCCGGCAGAGATTATGCCGGCAACAAAACTAAACACCCGGCCAATGCCCCACACGCCAGCCAACACTTTGAGAACGCTTACCAGCGTGTCCGTGTGCGCCTGACACCACTGCATCGCGGCGGCTGCCTTATCTATCATCATCGCAGCAAGCTGTGCTCCCTGCTGCACCCCTCCGGCCAGTTGAGCAGCCAACGTATCTAATCCACCAGAGGCAATCCAGTCTTTCAGCTTTGTCAGCCATTCTCCGGCCTTTTGGGCAGCAGTCTGCACGCCGGTTACAAGTTTGTCCGCAAAAGCGTCCAACCCGCCCGAAGAAATCCATCCATCAATAGCAGACATCAGGCCATCCAGTTTACTGTTCATCCAGTCCATTGGCTTGACGTTGAACGCCTTGGAAAAATGCGAGCCGACAACATCCAGTGCCTTAGAAGCGCGGCCTGCCAGCTCCGAGCCGACCTTACCGGCAAAGCCCTTGACGGTGGCCTTTAAGGTGTCCACCTTATCGTTGAGGGCGTTTGCGCCATCCAGCGTGTCCTGCGATAGAATAACACCGGCCTTTTCAGCCTTACCAGCCAGCTCCTGCAGGGCGGCACCGCCGTCATCGACGATACCCGCAAGGCTGTCCGCGCTCTTGCCGAAGATGGTCATCGCCAGCGTGTCGCGCTCGGTCTCGTTCTGCACCTTGGAGAGCGCGGTCAGCGTCTCGTAAAAGACCGTTGTGCTGTTGCGCAGCTGGCCGTTGCCGTCCTTGCGCTTTACGCCGAGCTGATCCCATGCCGCGATCGTTGTCTTGCTGGTCGAGATCATGTTCTTCTTCATCTTTCCGGCGCTCTTGACGATATCGTCGATCGACACGTCGATCAGGTCCGAAGCGTACTGCCATTTCTGGATATCGGCGGTCGAAAAGCCGCTCTGCTTTGCCAGAGTGTTCAGGTCATCGGCGGCGAGTGCGCTTTTGAGCGTCAGCGCTGCCAATCCAGTCGCGGCAGCAGAGGCACTGGCAGTTACAGCGATAGCCGTTTTCTTGACTGTACCAGCCAAGGACTCAAAACCATTTTTAGCGGCATCCGTCAGCGCCTTGATCGACTTATTCTTGAATGCAACCACCTGCCGCGTAGACTGGATCATGCTGTCGTCGATCTTCTTTCCGGATTTCTTTGCGGACTTAGCGGCCGCCACCAGTCCTCCCGACATCTTGTCCTGCACCGTGAGGATTGTATTGATTACTTTATTCTTCGCCATTACGTTCCTCCTTGGGTGAGTATGCCTTGCCGATGCCGGCGGCTACAATATTGACTGCATCCTCGTACCAGCGCGCCCTTGCGACTCGCAGCACCGCACGATCTCCAAGAGACATCCGACGGATATCTTCCGGCGTGATGCCTCTCGGTGCGTAAAATGCCGCTAAATCTAACAAAGGGTCGCGCTCAATCAGTTTTTTGCCAGGTCCTGCTCTGCTTTGGCGTTTTCGTCTTCCGGCAGCAGTTCAAGCCAAGCAAAAATCTGCTGTGCAAGCACATTAACCTCACGGACGCTCATCAGCGCCCAAACGGTGTCGTACGGGTCGGTAATGCCGAGTGCCGTATGCAGTTCAGGCTCCTGTAATGCAGGACAGCAGTCATAAATGACCTGTGCCGCAACGCTCAGAGAGGTCGATACATTTCCGCTCGCCTCAATGAACGCCTCATAAGCATCCAGCTGCGCGGTGTGCCCGATCTTTACAAAATCAAGCAGCTGACCGCCGACCTTAAACTGAATGACCTTGGCTTTGTCAGCCTTGCGCTGCTCGGCTTTCGCCGCCAGCGCGTCCAATAACTTCTTGTCCATGCTTTACTCCTTAATGTTTTCCAGAACGGAAAAGTGACCGAACTTGAACGGCACCTCTTCCTCGACCTTTGCTTTCTTCTCGAACTTCGCCAGATAAAATTCGTCGATCGTCACATCGGACAGCGACACGCGCTCTACCTTGTTGGTGCCCTTCTGGGCCAGTGCGGTGATGATGGTCACTGTCGGCATTTCGCCGGACTGGTAGGCATCCGCCATCATCTGGAGCACATCCGAGTCGATCTTGAGCGCCGTGAACGTGCCCTCGCCGGAATAACCGTTATAAATGCGGTAGGTTGCCGGATCGCCGCAGTTGTTGATGTCCTCGTAGTCCGCTGCGACCTTGGCTTCAATGCTCTGTAAGGTCGTCAGCTTCTTGCCGTTGAACCACGCCGTGCCCTCATTGCCATGGAGCACGCGGTTCGGATTGAAATTTGCCATGTCTCGTGTCCTCCTTTACGCCATCGTGATCGGGAAAATCAGATCCGTCATGCTGCCGAGGATCTTGACGTTTGCGGCAAGGTAAACCGTCCGCTTGAACGGGTTGGCCTTGACGGTATCATCGTCCCAGTCCGCAGCCTCGCTCTTGCCGGATGCCACCCACGCCGCGCGCTGCGCGTCCGTGTCGATGGCGGCGGCGTTCGCGTAGTCCGGGTCGAGGATATTCTGCTGCATGAGCTGACGGAAGTACGAGCTGTTGAGCGCTGCCACCAGCATCATCTGATTGTCGCGGCTGTTGCGGTAGTTGCCGAGATACGTTTCCCGGAATGTCGCCGCAATATCGTCCTTCATCATATCCATGGCCTCGACGGTCTCGATCAGGCACATATCCTCAGTGCGCGTCTTGCCATCCGTGGTCGTCATAGAGTTAATGCCCTGTGCGATACGCACGGTATTGTCCTCGCTGTTAACAAGGATAAACTTGCCGGTGCCAAGCGCCGCATCGTTGTCCTCGACCTCCTGCACCTCTTTCAGATTAGAGCACTGGTAGTTGGTGCTGCCTCTCTTGACGTTGCAGACGGCGAAAATGCCGACAAGGCTCGGCAGATACGCTACGCCGTCCTTTTCCCCACGATCATCGGAGAACGTGACCTTTTCGTTGATGAAATTGACAACGTGCATATCATCCGGCAGAGTCGTGAGGTCATAGCAAACCGCCTTGTAGGTTTTCTTCTTGGCGTTGTCCTGCGTTTTGACCCACGCGGCAAGCGCCAGACCGTCAGCGGCACTCTGACCGGCAATGGTCAGCCAGCCGGTTTTCACGGTCTTGCTGATCTCGGTCAGCGTGTCGGCCAAGGAACCGGTGGTATCCAGTCGGAACAGGTGCATCTGGTACGGCGCAAAGCCGAGCAGATCGCAGATGGCGTTGTAGTTGTCTGCGGTGTACAGGCTCTCGTCCGCCTGTGCGGCGCTGAGGTCACTGTACTGCTTGTGCGTGAAGCTCTTATCCGTATCGTCGCGCACGATCAGGATTGCGATGCCGCGTTCCGAGCGTCCGATGAGCGACACAGCTCTCTGCTCAAAACTGATTTCGATTTTCGGCATTGTAATTGCCATTGGTTTTACTCCTCCTCTCAGTATTCGAGGGTTTCCATCATTTCTCCGGTTTCGGCGACGCTCTCGCACCAGCTGAGTGCAAACTGGAGCACCAGCACACCGAGCGATATAGTCGTGCTGACCGTATCGTCCGGCACCAGCACGATCTCGCCGGTGTC